ACATCCTTTGTTTTAAGAATGTTATTGAGATAAGAGTTGATTCTATTCTCCATCCACCGAATTGCAAGCTGGCCTGACTTCGTAATAGATTCTGCTAGATTGGTATCAAACCACCTAAAGTAAACATTCGATAACGCACCATAACAGCTGTTTAGCTGAATCTTCTTGGCAAGCTGGATATTGTGACACCTTGCAATTTCTTTTTCGAGATCGTATGTCTTATTCTTTTCATACTGTTGCTTTGCTTCAATCATTCGCTTCTTGTACACAACTCGATCATCATACATCTTTTGCATAAGGATGGGGAGGAATCCCTGGTAGTCCTTATCAAACATGCATCCTGATGCTGCCATTGTTACATTGTTAACCTCTAGTTCACTTTTGAGATTGGGATCACTTAACATTCCGTTAAGGATTCCATCAACAGTCACGCGCTCATTAACTCCTCTGAATGTTTCTGGAGATATATTGTACTGCATGATCAAATGTGGATACAGACTATTCAAGTCAAAAGATACAACCCAGTTGTGCATTCCGACCTGCGGATCCTTAACATAGGCGCCAACGATTGTGTCGCTCTTTTCACCCTTTGTGAAATTATTTGGTACAGCAATCTTCCTATCAAGCAAGTAGTTGTGAATAATCACATCCCACATGCGAACAGAGGTAAACGCATCAATAAGGTTTACTTTTGCGTCGTAAGCGATCGCAAACACTTGCTCAATAAATTTTAACTTGTCTTCAAGCTGATATACAAGATCAACGTCGCGGATGTTATACTCAATAAACTTTTGAAAGTCTTTTTCATACAACTCATCCAAAGACTCATACTCAGAGAAGTCAATCTTCTTTATGCCAAGCTCAACAAACGCAATATGATCAAGTTTGAAACTTTCTTGTTGAGAGAAGGAAAACTTTTTGTATAGCTGAAGGTAGTCGAGAACAGTTACGCCTACAGGAATGTAGATCGTCTGAGGCTTACCAAAGATTTCAATTTCTCTTGTGTCTAACTTTTCCCAAGGTGAAAGCTTTTTAGCAGCGTAGTCACCAAGAACTTTTGTGATTCTATTAACAAGATAAGGAACGTCGAAGAATTCAATGTTCCAACCTGTTACAACATCCGGCAAGAAATATTCACTGTTCCATGCTTTCAGAAATTTCTGTAGAAGGACAACTTCGCTTTCGCACTTTACATAATGAATATTCTTGTCGGCCGCTGTAAACTCGCCTTTACCAAACACAACAATCTTATCATTCTTTCTTAACGAGATAGCAGTAATCTCATTTTCAGCAGCAACAATGTCAGGAAATCCATCTTTAGATTCACACTCAATATCAAGCGTAACAACCGAGACCAGCTTCGGGTCGTAATCAATTTGACCGGGATAGTATTCGTGAATGAATGGATAGACAAAGTTAGTCATTCCGTAAACTTCCATATTAGAAGTTGAACGTGCTAACTTAATATATTTTTGAGCATCAAAGACATTCTCAAAGTCAAGACGGTCAAGTCGTTTGCCTTTTGTAGTTCTGTATTCACCATCTTGACTTTTTGAAGGTACAAACAAGAACGGCTGACATGGAACGGAAACAGCGATTGGCTCGCCGTCTTCATAACCACGAACGAGGAATTGACTTCTATCTTGATAGACGTTTGTATAAAATCGACTCATAGAACCTCATAGCGAAACTACTACCTTACACCATTCAAAGAAAAATAGCAAGAGCTTGGTTGTATAGTGACATCCTATGATCTAAACCGTTTGTTCCACCATTTATAATTTTAGTGATTGTTAACATATCACCTTTGTCAGCATAGGGATTCAACTTCCTCGATGTCCAAAACCAAACCGCAGATTCTGCAGCACCATCTGGAGTTTCAAGATAAGATGTAACTTGGTCAAAAGCAAGACCTTGGTCATTTGAAAATCCCTGGTATCCATCTTTGCCAGTAACTTGTATCAAACCGCGTCCGCGGTATTTCCAACCATCTCCTGAGCTTTCAGGACCATTACCCATTCTGTTTGCATAAACACGATTAGCAATTTTTTCTGGTTGGCGCTCATACTGAAGAGCAAGCTCCATAGTTGGGAAATACTTTTTGAAGGTATTCATCAACCCTTGAGCACCGTAATTGAGGTTTTCTTTTACTGTAGTCAACCCACCAGATTCGTGACCAACTTGAGCAAGGAAAGCACAAACACGGAGCCTAGTGTTTATCTCCTTCTCACCCATAAAAAAATTAAGAGGATCGAGGTATGGCGTCAGAACATTAAGTTTTGTTGTTGGGAATAATGCTTGTAGTTGCTGGTCTGTTATTGGTAACATGGGAATCCTTTCCTAGCGATTCCCATATTTATTACTGCTTTAAATCAATACTTCCAGGACCAGCCACTACCAATCCGGACCCGAACATCGTGTTGTACTGGTTATATGCATCTTGTATCGGTTCTCCAGTATAGATGATATGATCAGCTTTGAGATTGATTGAATTTTCTTTAAGAAGGTTAGCATATGGTAAAAAGCCTACGTTGATTTTTCCTGTTTGTGGATTCATGCCAAGATGAATTTGTGCAGGCTCTTTCATACGAACGCCATTTTCATTGACTTCACAATCACCAATCAACTCATCACCATTAACTAAACGCACTATCATCACTGCCATGGTCGTCTCCTTATATTATAAAGGGGGCCGGTTGCCCGGCCCCTTGATTTGTTACTCAGCAAGGAGTTCTTGTTTGTCGGACTTTTTTCCGTTAACAGGAACCTTCTTTGGCTTCTTGTGCTCAGGAATCATACGCTCGAGCCAAACCTTGAGCATGCCATTAACAAGCTCAGCATTATTGACTTCGATATGATCCGAAAGAGCAAACGTACGTGTGAACGCACGCATACCAATACCCTTGAAAAGGTAATCGGTAGCATTTTCGCTATCGCCCTTTACATCACCCTTGATAATCAGCTTATCATCAGCAAGCTCGATTTCGATGTCTTGTTGATCAAAGCCAGCAACAGCAAGTTCGACGACATACTTGTTCTCGTCTACTTTCTTGATGTTGTAAGGTGGGTAGTTGGGAATATTTTTTGCGATCTCTTCTTGCATTTTATGGGCACGTTGAACAACATCATCAAACCCAACGAAAAATTGATCAAACAGCTTTGCATCTGGAAACAGAGTAAGTTTTGTCATAATAGCCTCCTTTTAGGCAGGTTAGATTAAAATCGCAATCCCAAATGGGCATTGCGTACTATATTTATCAGGATTTCATTAATTTTTTGTCATCCTGATAATATAATTTCATTACAGCTGTGTTTAGTTGGATTGCTAACGACTGCATGTCATCAATGTACAACCAGTCGCTATCCTCAACTATATTCAACCGTACAAACCGTTTGCCATCATCTTCAACGTAAGTTTCAATAACAGCAAACACAGAACCATCATCTCGCATGCATTTAATACTCTCCATAATTACTTTCCCCTAGGAAACAGCGTAACTTCAATACCAGCTTGTTTAAACATATCTTTGGAGATTTCTGGCATATACCTATCAGAATCAGGATAAAACGAAACTACGCGCTTTATACCGCGTTGAATTATGCCTTTTGCACAGTCCGTACATGGAAACAACGTACAGTATATTGTAGCATTTTGTGAAAATAAGTCAACAAGGCAATTGTCGAGAGCGTTTCGCTCTGCATGAGAAACGTAAAGAAGCTTCAATTCTCTATTAGCATAGGTTTTTGGATTATCTTCGACCCCTCTTGGAAATCCATTAAAACCTATGCCTAGAATTTGCTTGCGTTCGTTTACTATGACAGACCCAACTTTTGTCGCTGGGTCTTTTGACCATGTAGCCACCAAGCATGCTAAATCTAAAAAACGTTTATCCCACTTCATAATAAAACCACAAATTATTTAAATAACTTGGCCTTAACCTTTTCAACAAGGCTCTTAACAAATGCAGGCTGAGGAACACTCCAGCCAACAAGGGTACCTACAACAAAACCGAGAGTTAGTGTTAACATGACGTTCTCCTATCTTTGGTAGTTTTTCTTGCCAATATTATATTTTGTAACAAGTTCCCATTCATCTTTTTCTTTGTACGACAATACTTTTATTTGACTGAGTAGGGCAACGGGTTCTTTAATCATGTCAGGATTACAAACTGTAATTAGTCCCCATTGCTTTAATAAATCAACAATTGTATTTCTTCTTGCTTTGTCATCATCAGAAAAGTTTGATGGTTTACCATCAAGCATAAAAAGTTCTTTAAAATGAACAATATAGTACTTCCCTTGCTTGTGAAGGATATGGCACGATTGAAACAATTTTCTGTCTTTTCTTGAAGCAACACCAATACGTGTTAGTGTTTCCTTGATTTTCAAGAAATCATCCTGTTCTTTTAGAAGCACCTCAACCATGTTTTCTACTGTTCCCATTTTCCCCGCCCTTTTGTAATTTTTCTTTTATCATATCAAGTTGTTCACGTGATAGCAAGGTGAGGGCCTGTTGTGCCTTTTCATTGTTAAAATGATAAAACGCCTTAACATTTTCCATATCTTCGCTATCGTGCTTTTTAGCCCATTTTGCAAATCGCTTTGAAGGCCTCACGCTATTTAGAAGAAAATGATATTGGAGTTTGTTATCAATTAACGGTAAAGCATTGATTTCATTAGCATACAGCAGCGTATCAGCAAAATAGGATAAAGACTTATTGACAATGAACGGAACATAGCCTTTTTCGGAAAGGTCATCGTTTTCCGTGTTTGTCATTAAGTCTTTTTTTGCAAAGCTGATAGAGTTAACGAAATCGAATGGGTTCATGCAAATTCTAGCTCGGTCATACAGTTTACACAAAAGGCAGCCAGATTAATTTCAGGATCTGCAACAAATGCCGCCTTATATTGATATTCGCCAATCAAAAGAACAAGCATTGGAATTGAACCAGCTTTTAGGTATTGAGAGGCGTTATCATAAAATTGACGAAAAAGAACAGCAGATTCGACATCGCTGTGTTCTGCAACCCACTTTCGAACATTTGTGAAGTTCTTTTCTTTCATAAATCCGACAAGTTCTTTGATTGTTGTCTCAGCATGATTAGCTAGGATTCCGCTGTCGATACTACCCGTAGCACTATACCGTTGCAGTTCGTTCAGTACTCGCCGCCAATCAGGAAAGAACTTCTTGATTACTTCTGCGACGGCCGCCTTGTCATGCTTAACATTCTCTGTTTCAAGAATTGAGATAACACGCTTAAAGAAGTCTCCAGCCAGCTTGGGCTTTTCTTTGTTATCAATTTTAAAGTCAATTACACTACACCGAGAGTGTAGGGGATCGATAATCTTGTTCTTAAAGTTACACGTGAGAATAAATCCACAGTTTTTAGAGTACTGCTCCATAAAGTTACGAAGAGCAGGTTGTGTAGAATTAGCATTTAGGTAGTCAGCTTCATCAAGAATTACATACTTGCGACCACCAGTAAAAGAAACAGCAGAAGCAAATGTGTGGATTTCGTTTCGGAGGGTGTCAATATTACCATTTAACGAACCATTGATAATCATGTAGTCACAATCCAGCTGCTCAAGGATTGCACGAGCTACTGTAGTTTTACCTACACCAGCTCGACCACATAACAACAAGTTAGGTACGTTTTTATCATCAACAAACTGCTGGAAGGTCTTTTTAAGATCCGACGGAAGAATGCATTGCTCAATATCTTTCGGTCGGTATTTTTCCGTCCAAAGAAAATTCTCACCATTACTCATAATATAGTTACTCACTAAAGGTTGAATTGGTTTCCGCTGTAATCCAATATTCTACATCATTACCTTTAAAATGTCCAAACTTCTTCTTTGTCATCTTTACTTCATAGTCCCCAGCAAGCAGCTTGAGGTTATCAACCTTGAAGATCATTTCAAACGTATGAGCTGTTGACCCAACAACGATACTGAAGTTATCGCTTGTAGAATTCTTCGAGTCAAACGTTTGTAGGGAAATGGATTGCCCATTGCCAACAACAGCAAGCTCTGCCGTCTGCAAAACAGCAACAGCCTTCATCATTCGACTAAACGTATCTCCTGATAGTGTAAATTCAATTTCAGGTTGATCAATCTTTACTTCCTTATCAGGAGCAACAACTATCATGGATGGATCAGTGTAAGTGTAATGCAATTTTTGTTTGTCGTCTTTGATTTCACAATACTTCTCATGAGTTACGATTGCAGGCTCATTGAACAACGACATCACGCCAATAAACCTTGCCAGGTCGAAGATAGCAAACTCGCGTTCAAACGTTTCTGCTATCTTAGCCTTTGCCAGGACAGTCTTGCCAGGAGAGATTGTTGATAAGACATCTCCTCGACGAAACATAATTGACTGATTGATCGATGCAAAGTTTTTCAGAAGCTGCATCGTTCTTGGAGAGAGTTTCATTATTTTCCTTTCTTCTTAATCTTGGAAGGATCTGCAGTAGCTGAAGCACCAATCTGAGCCAGGTCAGCTAAGCTTCCACCAAAGATATAAGAACCAACATGCTTAAGTTGCATCCACGGACAGAACCACACTTTCATACCCATCTTGTCTACGTGATAGCAGAAGTTATAGTCTTCCGACAAATAACGCTTGGACTCCGGATCAATAATACAATCAAAGTATGCCATAATTTCACGGCTACCATCAAAATGTTCGGTACGAACGTGATCAGGCTTGTAATGCAGTTCAGGATAAGCCTTTTCATATGCTTCAAATACTTTTCTCTGAACCAACATGAAACCAGTTCCAATCTCCATCACCTGGACAGGCTGACCTAAAGGAATTTCTTTCTGATTGGACTTAGGATTGAAAACATAATCTCCAACATATTTTTCCAGAACATTAGGATCTTCATCAGCAACACCTTTATCAACAGCTTGCTTGATCTTCTCCCAAGAGATACACTTCTTCGGATACGGACCACCAATCACATGATAATCACTATCATCCTTAGCAAGAGCAAGGAGAGCAAGGACATCATTAGGATTAAAACCAATATCACTATCAATAAACATCAGATGTGTAGCACCCGAACGCATGAATTCATCGACGCAGTAATTACGTGCGCGAGTAATTAACGATTCATTAAACAGGTAGTAGATTTGAAGAGGAATCTGATACTTTGCACACATTGCTGCAAGATCAGCAATGGAGCGTGTATACATTCCAGCACATTGGCCACCATACATTGGTGTGGCAACAAATAGCTTATTCTTTCGTAGCTCATCGATGGAAACTTGTATTTGCATAATTACACTCCGTACTTTAATAAATTTATTTGTGGTATTTTTCCTCATCAGTTTTTGGTTTACCGTTTACGTCAAAACCGTAGGATCCATTATATGCATGGAGCATTTCAGCGTCAAAGCTAATGTACTGGCCAATCCTCGTACCCCTCATAATCTTCATCTGATCAACTGTTACATGCATTACTGCAGCCATAGTCCCGTGGTACATAGAATCATACAAACCAGATGTAAGGAACACACCGTTACGATTCAACGTAGAACGTGTAATAACCCAGCCTGCTTCATTATCTCCAACGTGAACCACATTCTCCATCACAACCTCATAATGTCCAACATTAAGCACATACCATCCCTCTGGATCATGCTGAACTTCAACTGTGCCACGATGCTTTTTAAATTCGTTGCTAATCTCAAAGCGATTGGGAAGGATCTTAAAAACTTTGCCCAAACGAAGATCGACAGCATTTGGTTGGCTGTCTCCATCAACGACGTTTGTAAGTGATGACTTGGAATTTGGACCTAAGATGTGTTTCATAATAACCTCATAATATTTGTTTATACAACTCAATCAAGCGCTGCTCAAAAACTTCTACTGTACTATCATTATATATCACATGATCTACGAATTCAGAAGCAAATCCGAGTTCTGTTACATGATTATCTGTTCCTCGAGGAACATTGGGGTTTGCAATTTCAACAACCACAGCCCCTTGTTCCTTAAGCATTATCAACTCATTGTCAAATCTTAAATCTGTTACAGCAAATGTTGCTTGAGGATATTTTGCAAACTCACCAGCAACATAACGAGTGAATTGATCAACATCATAATTCCGCATCAGCATACCAATTTCTCGAACAACATGCCTTCCTGATGTCACACGTATGAAATTGTAGTTGATTGTGCTTCGTTTAAAGACATCATAATCCATTGTCGTTGGCAAGTCAAACAATTTCATTATAAACTTTTTAATAGGATCAGCAAACGCAATTTGCCTTGCATCTTTGTAGTGCTTGCAAAGAATAGCAGCAGCGGTATCTTTACCGCTACCCTTAGTCCCTGTAAATGCTATAATTTTTCTCATTTTAGCAGTTGGTTTATATAATTGATATTGTGCTCCACCATAGATTTAAAATGATATCCCTCTTGGTAATTAAAATCCACTTCCTTTTCAAACTTACCATTTTTTAAACCAGTTGGAGAATTATCAAACATAATGTTATGAAGCCCAGTCCAAATTGCAGCACTAGAATCCCACGTGTGAATAAATTGGTCGTATCCATAATCTCTCATTAATAAGATTTCTTTAGGTCCGTCCGTCATCCCAAGAAAATGCAACCGCTTAATGGCTCTATCGTTAAGGTCATCGTTTTCGCTAAGCATTCTCATGATCTGCCAACGAGAAAGATATCGTTGCATTTTGTAGCTATCGGACCTAGGGCCTTCATAATATGAAGTTTCATTAACATCAAGCGCAAGAGGACATGCTAGAATTGAAACACCAATAACGTCAATTTCTTCATTATCCAAAGCCCACCGAAAACAATCAAGGTACTCGGCCGTATTTCCTTGCGTGCTTTGAGGAACAAAGAACGTTTGGAAGCCAGCATCCTTAAACTGGGGAATCAACTCTTTTGCTGCATTGATTGTTTTTTCTGAACTTTCTTTGGGATAGTCACTCATCACAATACAGTCGGCTTTACATCTCCTACCCATATCAAGCAACTTGTTTGAGTCATACATTGGCCGGCCTTGCTTAAACATCTCGAAAGCACTATTATCAAGAATCTTATATTTGCCATCATCGAGATTGGCATAGTAGTCAGCATAGGACGAATCTTGCTCAACGAGGTGAGCAAGAAGTAAGTGGGCGCCGTTTGTTTCTGTAAATTCATTTAGATACTTTGTAGGACTAATATGACAAAACTTAATTGGCTCGTTAAATGCATACTGACGATCATAGAAATTGTTGAACGCACGTGCCATAATTATTCCACCTCGTAATGTTTGATACATCCATTCTCATTATCTTCAGCGACCGACACAATGCAGCAACGGCTCGGATAACGTTTATGGATTTCGTTAGCTACGTCATCAGCAATCATCTCACAGCTCTTATAGTCCAACTGCAACACACCATCATTAAACAAACTTTCGAGCCATCGCTTAAACTGAATGAATTCAATATCTCGATCATCGTGAAAGACATCAATTTCTACACGGAAATGGAAAATGTGTCTATGTGGATGACCAAGAAAGCTAACATCATCCTTACCTCCAGTAGCAAGCTTCGGATCTGTCAGTGCAGCTGGGTAACGATGAATGCCTTCTTTTTGGAAGGTAACCCAAATGCGATTTCTTTTAACCTTTAGTGCCATAATTAAACCTTTGCTTTGCGTCTAGTAATGAAGTCAAGTTTATCCCAAGTATTAATTGGAAGCAACCCCTGATTGAATTTTCCAATCTTCTTTACGTGTTCCTTCATATCCTCTCTATCATACCACACCATCCACCCTGTCTTGGGATTGACATGCCAAATTCTGTGCGATATTTTTTTCGAGTCAAATAACCACCCATCAACATCGGTGTCGACATAGAAGCGACCATTTTCCTGAATGTTACCTTTAACGTCTGCAGTATACCAATTTGACCATGTTGGAGCCTTAAAGGCAACATCGACACCACTTACTTGGTCTTCGCGACTAGCTTCTTGATCACAGACTTCCCACTTGAATTGTTCTGATAAAACTTTCATCAAGAATAGCTCAGCATCTCGACCTTGCTTGCCACGAGGGCCAAACGCTTCTTCGGTTGTTTTAGTCCACCGCTTTGTTAGTCGCTCACCCATTATTCAGCTGCATCTTAACGTTATTAAAGAATTCCGACTTTACAGAATCGTTATGGAACAGTCCGTGTACAACAGTCGTCTGGGTCAGACTCGAGTGAGCCATTACACCACGATGTTCCATACAACCGTGTGTAGCTTGGATATACACACCAACGTTCTCAGTATCAGTCGCTTTCATAATCTCCCTTGCAATCTGGTTACACAGTTCTTCCTGGAGAGTACCACGACGAGCACACCACTGAGCAATCCGTACATACTTTGAAAGACCAATCACGTACCCAGTAGGAATGATACCAATAATTGCTACACCCTTAACTGGCTGGTGATGGTGGGAACACATTGAGACAAGCTCGGCTCGCACACACAGCATACCTTCGTAACGCTCAGAGCCTTCATTAGGAAAGGATGTGACTGTGGGAGGGGGACTAAAACGACCTTCAAGTAACTCATACACATACATCTTTGCTAAGCGCTTTGCAGTATCGGCTGAGTTAGGATCGTTATCGGTATCGATAACAAGAGACTGGAGAACTCCCTTAAACTTGTCTTCTACTTCCTTAACAAGCTTCTCGAGTTCGCCATGTTTAATATGCTCGGAAAGGTTATCACACGCGAAGAGACGTGAACCTGCCTTTTTAGCACGTGCACGAATTACATTACTAATATAGGATTTATCAGTCATAAGATTCTCCATTACAAAGGTACAACTATAAAGACTTTATTTATATAAGTCAATCTATTTTTGCTTCGGAGGGAAGTCAGGATATGATGACCAAGGAAGGTTCATCCATTCAG